ACTTTCGATGATGTTGTTTCACCAGTAGGTGGAGGTGCAACTATGACTTATTCATATGCAAGATTAAAGACACAACCAGTGGCAGGGTTCAGAGCAATCAACGCTGAATACACACCACAGACAACAGATAAGGAACTTTTCAATACAACACTTAAAGTGTTTGGTGGATCATACGAAATTGACCGTATTATCGCACAGATGGGTGGTATTGCAAGTGAAGTTGAACTTCAGCAAGCACAAAAGATCAAAGCAGCTAACGCATTATTTAATGATACATTTATCAACGGGGACTCAGCTACAGATGTAAATGCATTTGATGGACTTGAGAAAGCATTGGCAGGAAGTTCTACTGAATACAATGCAACCGGAAGTATTATTGACTTATCTACATCAGCTTTAATTACAGCTAACTATATGACATTCTTAGATATGTTAGATGAATTCTTAACTGGTTTAGATGGTGCACCATCATTTATTGGTGGCAATGCAAAGATGATTGCAAAAATCAGAGCATGCGCAAGACGTGCATCTATGTATAATACCTCATTGAATGATTTTGGTCAGCAAGTAGAAAGCTACGGAGTTATACCATTCGTTGATTTTGGAACAAAGTCTGGTAGCAATACAGATGTTGTCGCTACAAATGCTACAACAGGGCTTACTTCACTTTATGTTGGTAGATTAGGTTTAGATGGGTTGCATGGTGTTTCAATGGCTGGTCAAGCACCAATCAAAACATGGTTACCTGATTTTACAACTGCAGGAGCTGTTAAAAAGGGCGAAGTCGAAATGACAGGAGCTATTGCACTCAAAGCAACAAAGGCTGCAGGAGTATTCAGACAGATTAAAATAAAATAAGGAGGCCTCATAAATGGCTAAGATATATTCACCAAATAAACAATATAATGGTATTTCTGCCAGTGTAGCCTTCGCTAAGGGGGTAGGGGAAACAGAAAACCCCGCCCTTTTAGATTGGTTTAAAGACCACGGTTATGCGGTAGAAGAGGAAGAGAAGAAAGAACCTTCCAGTATTAATGAAATGGATGTTGACCAATTAAAAGCATATGCTGAAGAGCATAAAATTGATATTGGAAATTCAACTTCTGCTAATGGAATCCTTAAAAAGATTAATGATGCAGAAAAAGAAGCAATTAAAGATCCTGAACCTAAAGCTGATGTAGAAGTAAAACAGGAGGTATAATCAATGACATATGCTACTAGCGACACCTTAAGCCAAGAGCTACTAGAATTAGCTAGTAGCAAGATTGACGAGCTCACATTCAATAGAATTGTGACGATTGATTTTACTAATCTGACAGCGTTTCAACAGGATAAGATTAAAAGAGCTACATTACTGCAGGCACAATTCTATGAAGATTATGGAATTGATACAGAGTCTTTAAGTGGTTTCAGCGTATCCGGTCTTAGTATGAGCTTTAGCGGTGGAAGTTCTGCACCAAGTGGTGTTAGCCCTGGGGCAAATATGTTATTAAAGCAAACAGGCCTTATGAGTAGGGTGGTGTAATTATGATACCTAACAAATTACCACAGCTTCCTAAAAAGTTATTTAACCAGGACTGGACTATCAGCATTGAACTTGAAGGTATTAGTGAGAGTGGTGGTCCTATAATTGGCCAGACAGTGACACCTAAATGCTTTTATAGCGGAAAATCATACCAGGTTATGAATGCACAAAAGCAGATTATAAGGCTTGAGGGTAAACTAATTGCGTTGGGTGACTTATTCCCTGAGCTAACAGTAATAGCGACAGGAACGGCCACCAAGGGAGATAAAAAACATAAGATATATAAGTGTGAAAGACCTCTTAATCCAGACGGATCTGTTTACTGTACAGTATTGGAGTTGATGTAGATGAATGTTAAGGTGAAGATGAATAAAGCAGCAATGAGAAAACTTTCTAGTGCACAAATTATAGCACTAGAGATGACTGCAGAAGCCGTTAAGACTGATGTAATTGCAAAAAATGTTATTCCATTTGATTCCGGAACACTGCAAAATGAGTCCACTGGTATAGATACAAGAATAAGCAGATCAGGTAAGGTATCTGTATCTTCTGACACTCCGTATGCAAGAAGGATGTATTTTCATCCGGAATATAAATTCAACAAAGAGAATAACCCTGATGCAAAAGGAAGATGGTTTGATGATTGGATAAGTGGAAAATATAAAAGCTTTGCACCTAATGCATATAAGAAGATTTTCAAGAAACTAAGCGGGGTGTGATAATGACACTAAAAGATATAAAAGATTGGCTCAAGCCATTAATAACAGATATTTCTACGGCCTACATAGGCAAAACAGATCCAACGAAAGAGAAAGTAATCTGTATTTATGGAAGAGCTAGTGAAGGAACAAAGATTGCGATAGGTGGACTTGAAAATACATCATCTGCAGTAAAGGGTATTACAATATTAGTTCAAGGGACAAAATATTGTGATACTTCAGAAGTGGCAGCACAAAGTATATATAATATATTCAAAGGCACTCAAGCTACAATTATCAAGCATGAGTGCTTTTTTAATATGAAAAATGATGAACCTGTGCCTGTGGGTGTCAATGATAATGACATTTACGAGTACGTAATAGATTTAGATATAACAATAAAGGAAGGATGATTGAATTATGGCAATTTTATTAGCAAGTAGTTCACTTGGTACAGCCGGAACAGCAAGCGTAACAGGACTTACAACAGGTAAGAAATATAAAGTGACCACAGGAGGATTTACTTTCCCTGTGCTTGCAGGAGGAATATTAGGCACGGCTGGAGCCAGTGTTGCTTATGCAGATTTAGCAACATTAACAGGTACAAGTATTACCGGCCTTTTAGATGGACAGGTATACTTAGTTCAAATGGTTAATTCACCAACTATTTTGACTGGTGTAAATCCAGTTAATGCGCTCTTGTTTGGCGTAAATACATCGGGAAGAACAGGTGTAACATCAACAGTTGTAAAAGATGCAGAATCATTATCTATCAGTATTGATGGATCCGTTGAAGAATGGAATCCTATGGACCTGGGTGGATGGGTAAGAAGATTAATGACTGCGAAATCATTATCAGTATCTATGTCAGGTAAGAGAAATTACGGAGATCCTGGAAATGATTATGTTGCAGCTCTTGCCTGGAAGAATGGACAAGATTGTAATTCAATTTTTACAATCACATTTCCTAATGGAGATGCACTCACATTTAACTGTGTAATCAATACAACTAGCATGGGTGGAGATAGTACTGCAGCTGATGGGTTAGAGTGGGAAGCTTTAAGTGATGGTAAACCAAGTTATGTTGTATATGCAGCATAACAAATAATAGCAATGAGCAGGCACAGACAGTGTCTGCTCTATTTAATTTGGAGGAAATAGATGGCAAATATAATAGATATTTCAAGCAAGATAACAAACGAGTTGCCAATGGTCAAAATCAGCGACGACATTGTTGCAACCGTAAACAATAGAAAGAGCGTAATTCTTACAATGCAGTTGCTTGTTAATGAACAGCAAAAAAAGGCTAAAGAAACCGAAGAGGGATACGATGAATTCGTATTCATGGAAAAGATTTTAGCTATGCTTGTAAGCCCGACAGTGGTTAAGGCCATTGATAAGCTTGATTTACCGCTACCAGAGTACAAATTAGTTTATAACGCTGTAATGGCTGCTGCGACAGGGCAGACATTAGAAGACATGGAAGCCGCAGAGAAACGATTTCAACAATAGCGAGAGTTACTATGACTTGTATTATGACTATGATTTGATTGAAGCTTCATTCGCCAAGCAATACGGAATAAGACTGAGACAGGAAGAAGATATGTCTTGGTCAGAATTTTGCACTCTTCTTTCAGGAATTATGCCGGAAACGCCATTAGGGCGTGTCGTATCACTTAGAGCAGAAAAGGATCCTAAGGTGCTTAAGGAATTTACTAAGGATCAGAAGAAGATTAGAAACGAATGGCTTATATATCAGAACAAAAAAAGAAGAGATGATCCGGCAGCATACAAAGCGTATCTTGATAATTTCCAAGCATGGTGCAAAGCATCCTTTAGTTAGCAATTAAAAATAATCATGGAAGGAGGTATAACAGATATGGGTACCACAGTTGGAAATATAGACCTTGGTTTAAATGTCAATCCGGGAACTTTTAATAAGCAGTTAAATGGAATTGCAGGAAAAGCTGAAAAGGGAACAACTAAATCGTTTTCAGGTCTTGGTAGTAAAATTGGAATGGTCCTAGGAGTTGCTGCAGTTGCAAGTTTCACAATGTCATGCATAAAACTTGGAAGTAACTTAACCGAAGTTGAAAATGTAGTTGATACAGCATTTCCCAATATGAGCAACCAGATAGATAGCTTTGCATCTAACGCTATGAGTCAGTTTGGCTTGTCAGAGACAGTTGCAAAGAAGTATATGGGTACGCTTGGGGCGATGTCAGAATCAATGGGATTTACTGAAAAGGCATCTTACGATATGGCAGCAGGAGTTACGGGTGCAGCTGGTGATGTAGCGTCATTCTTTAATATAGGAAATGATGAAGCATACACAAAACTCAAGTCCATATGGACAGGAGAAACAGAATCGCTCAAGGATCTCGGTGTAGTAATGACACAGACGAACTTAGATAATTATGCATTAAATAACGGATTTGGAAAAACCACAGTTGCAATGACGGAACAACAAAAAACCGCTTTAAGATATGCATATGTTATGTCTGCACTAGGACTGGCCCAGGGAGATTTTGCAAAGACAAGCGGATCATGGGCAAATCAGGTTAGAATACTTAGTACTCAATTTGATGCATTAAAAGCTAGTATCGGTCAAGGTCTCATTAATGTATTCACACCAGTAATCAATATGGTAAATACATTATTGTCAAAAGTAAGCGGTCTTGCGTCAAGTTTTTCCTCATTTACTAATGTATTAACTGGTGGTGTTAATGCATCATCATCAACAGGAAGTGCACTTGCAAACATAGCAAGCAATGCAGTCGATGCAGCTGCAGATGTTACAGGCCTCGGAGATGCAACAAAATCAAGTGCAGATAAAGCAGCAAAAGCGCTTGCGGGATTTGATCAAATTACTAAAATAGGCGATTCAGCATCAAGTGATACATCAGTAGGGACAAGCACAGGAAGTACATCGGTAACGCCAACTGCAGTTATAGCCCCTGATACATCAGCGGCAGAATCAGCGGCATCAAAATTGTTGGCAGTACTCGAACCATTAAGGAATATAAACTTTGGTCCTTTAATGGCCGCATTTATCAATATAGGAGATTCTGCATCAGCGCTCGCGGATACGTTATGGGACGCACTTGGATGGGCTTACACAAATATATTAGTACCTCTTGCAACATGGACAATACAAGATTTTTTACCCGCATTCTTAGATGTAACAGCTGGGGCTTTGGATGTGTTTAGCAGTACACTTAAGGCATTACAGCCTTTATGGCAATGGGCATGGGACAGCTTTTTACAGCCACTAGCAGCATGGACAGGCGGAGCGATTGTATCAGTATTAGATGGTACAACTGTAGCCTTAAAAGGTGTATCGGACTGGATCAATAACAACCAGGGAACGGTTCAGGCAATGGCTGTAACTGTAGGAATATTTGCGGCAGCATGGAAAGGCGTCGATTTAGCTGTATTTCTTACAAATGTAGGTGGTATACCTGGGATGCTTAATAAAATGACTGCTGCTCTCAAAGCATGTACAATAACAAAAATTAAAGATCAAATTGTTATGCTTCAGATAAGTGCAATGTATGCAAAGTATTTTGTAGTTGGTATCGCAAAATCAACAGCAGCGCTTGTTACAAATTGCGCACAGTGGGTAATCAGCAAAGCAGTACTATTAGCATCAACAGCTGCTACAGTAGCCAGTACAGTGGCCACAACAGTTTGCGCGGCTGCAGTATGGATATTGAACGGAGCTTTGATTGTTCTTACAAGTCCTATAACCTTAGTAATAGCGGCAATAGTAGCTCTTATAGCAGGTATTTACTTGCTTGTAAAGAATTGGGATTTTGTAAAAGAAACGGCAGCAAATGTTTGGGCTGGAATTGTTTCGATATGGAATGGAGTGGCAGAGTGGTTTAATACTACAGTCATTCAACCATTGGCAGCATTCTTTAAAGGTCTATGGGATGGCATTGTAAGCATATTCAGCGTAGTGGTCGATTGGTTCAAAGGCATATTTACCGCAGCATGGAATGGAATATGTTATGTATTTAATGCGTATTGGGACTTCTTTTTTGGCGTATGGAACGGGATAGTCAGTATATTTTCTTCAGTGGGTTCATGGTTCGGTGGTGTCTTCAGTGGAGCATGGAATGCGGTAAAAGGAGCATTCTCAGGTGTCGCAAGTTTCTTTGGTGGCTTATGGGATATTATAAAAGAGAAATTCAGCAGTATCGGATCTGTTATTGGCAATTCCATAGGTGATGCGTTTAAATATGTAGTAAATAGCATTATCGGATTTGCAGAAAACACAATCAATGGATTCATCAAAGCAATAAATGGTGCTATTGGCCTGATTAATAAAATACCGGGCGTTGATATTGGCAAATTAGGAATGTTAAGTATTCCTAAGCTTGCACAAGGTGGATATGTAGGAGCTAACCAACCTCAGCTAGCAATGATCGGAGATAATAAACGAGAAGGTGAAATCGTATCTCCCGAAAGTAAACTTCGCCAGATGGCACTTGAAGCTGTACAGATGTCTGGAAGTGGAGGAGGTTCTTTAGAGATAATAAAAATACTAAAAGAAATATTAAAAGTATTGAAGGAATTAAATCTTGACTTTGTAGTTGATGGAAAGAGTTTAAAAGATGTAATGGTTACAAAGATAAACCAGCATACAAAAGCAACGGGCGTATGTGAAATAATTATATAGGAGGTGATAGGAAGTGGCAATTTTAAAAGCAGGAGAAGTTGATTTACCGGGGCCAGTAGAGCTAAGCGTGGATGATGAAATTATTTGGAGTAGTAATACTGGACGTACTGCAGATGCAACTATGGCAGGCGATGTATTGGCTGAGAAAAAGACACTAACCATAAAATGGGGAATCTTAACTGAAATAGAGGAAGTAACAATAAAAACTAATTTAAAATCAGGTTTTTTTCCTATCACCTTCCATGACGACGGAATAGATATCACGATATTAACCTACAGGGGTACCCTATCAAAAGTACATAAAGGATATTTAGATGATGGAATTTATTATTATCAAAGTGTTTCAGTAGAGATAATTGAACAATAACAAGGAGGTATTAAAATGTTAACAACAACAAAGACAGCAAATATTAATGGACAAAGTAAGATAGGGGATGTAGTGGCGGCCTACCTAGGTGCTAATATTCAATCGGACGGAAGTGTATCCCTTAGCAAAACAATACCTAATGTAGCTCTATATACTAAAAATCAGGTGGCCATCGAAGCAGATGTAAAAGACTTTGAAACACAAGCTATCGCAGTCGCTCAAGGAGGTATTGTATAATGAAAAATAAAGAAATAATTGAACACATCAATCAGTTAAGCACTTTTACTAAGGAAAAGCTTCCAGTTAAATTGAGTTTTGCATTGGCCAAGAATCTTAATAAATTACGCGAACACTACAAGGATTATGAAGAGGAAAGGAATAAGCTTCTAGATCTGTACAATGTAAAAGATAATAAAAAAGAACCAGCTTATAAGGCAACAGGCAATATCGAGATTGCGAAGGAAAGTGTTACAGATTGGAATAAAGATGCTACAGAACTTCTTGAAATTGAAGTGGAAGTTGAAGTACATGAAGTTGACTTTGTTGTAATTGAACAGCTAGAGCTTTCTGTGGCAGATGCTGAAGCAATCCGATTTATGATCAAAGAATAGGAAAAGAGGTGATACAATGTATCAAGCTTCAACAGAATTTGCTTCCGTTGTGTCACAGTGCGCAAGAACATTTTATGCGAAGATTAAATCTGGAAGTGACATTATTGCATACGGGATAAAGAGTATCAAACATAACGGTGGCTCTAATGGTGATGACGATATTAAGATCGGAGGCGCTTTTTCTGCTTATATTGAAGCGGAGATATCTGATCCTGATATAATGTTAGAAAACAAAGAAATAGAAATTCTTACAGGATTACAGTTGGCCAACTCGATAGAATATATCCGAGTTGGTTATTTTACTGTGAAAAAACCTGAGAAGAGTGGTAAGATTCTGAAAATCACTGCTTATGATAGGATGAATAAAGCGGATAGCATTCCTTATTTTTCAAATCTAGTTTATCCTACAACTGCAATACAAATGCTGGATGAAATATGTACATTACTTCGAATTAGTCGTGCTACAACAGGATTAGGCACTATTGTAATATCAACTAAAAAGGATGGCTTTACATGCAGAGAAATGCTTGGTTATTTGGCATCTTTATATGGTAAGTTTGCTTGTATAAACAGGGATGGAAAACTAGAAATAAGATGGTATGAAGATAACAGTTACACTGTTGGGCCGGGCAGATATGTGTCGCTTTCCACAAATGAAAAAGACTTTATGGTGAATAAGATTGACTGTTCTGTTGATAACAGTACTACGTTGACAACAGGGAGTGGATATACAGGCATAAGCATTGCAAACCCATTAATGACTCAAGACAGACTTAACAGTATTTTTTCAGTAATTGGGAATTATACCTATCGCCCTGGTGCATGTAAATTTTTCGGAGATCCACGGCTTGATCCTTGGGATGTTATAACTGTAACTGATTTATTTGGTAGTAGTTGCAAAATACCATGTATGGCACTTACCCAGGAATTTGATGGTGGTATTTCAACTACGGTTGGAGCTGTTGGAAAAACAGAAGAAGAAAGCAAAAGTGATTTTAAGGGACCAACGACAAAGGCGATTGAACGTACATATACAGAGCTTATGTTAGTCAATGTGCTAATGGCTGACAAAGTAGATGCACAATGGGTTGAGTCACATACTGTTTCAACTATCGAATTTAGTGCTGTAAGAGCTAGGGTGGACGAATTAGAGGTGACAACATTAACGGTAACATCTGCAAATTTAAGATATGCAACAATCGACCTTGCAAACATTGCCGTCGGTAGTATTACAACTGCAATGATAGGCCAAGGTGCTATAGGAACAGTACAGATATCAGATGGTAGTATAACAGACGCAAAAATAGTAGATTTAACAGCCAACAAAATAACAGCAGGAAAACTGGATGCGGCAAATATAACTGTAGTAAATTTAGATTGTGCAAGCTTAACTGTTGGAACTATAAATGGGGTACAAATTACAGATGGTGCAATAACTACAGCTAAATTAGCTGCAGCAGTCAATGATTCGATAACTACAGCTCAATCTACAGCAGATGGTAAAAATACTATTTATTATGCAAGTGTAGCACCAAGTGGTGGATCTTATAAGGTTAATGATTTATGGTTCAACACTTCTTTAGACAATACCGTATATTATTGGAGTGGAACAGCATGGGTAGTAAGTAAATTTGGAAACAATGCAATTTCAAATATTGATGCAGGTAAAATAACAGCGGGATATATAAGCGCTTCTAGAATACAAGCTGGAACTATCACAGGAGATATGCTTGTAGCTAACACAATTGCTGCCAATAAAATAGCTATTGGAGATCCAACAAATTATGCAACAGTAAATGAATATCTTCCTAGTTCAATGCTGCCTGTGACATTCTTCAAAGGACAAACTATAACTAATGGCTCATCAATATCTAAGGGTATTGCCACAAATGCTTCACTAATGTTATGTGACTATACTCAAAATACATTTACATATACATCGGCCACTGATTTTGATGAAATATATTTTCAGTTTACAATTAAATCTGCAAACGTAGCCACATTAAGAGTATATCTTTATGGATATGATGTTAATAAAGTTAACACTAGTTCATATTTAGCTGATTCAAACTTTTCAATAACAAGTACTGCAACAGTATGTAAAAGTTCTATAAAGTTGAACACAAGTACTATAAATTCAAATGTGTATTTTATATTAGGCATTGAAGATACTTCTAGCACAAAAATGCAACTTTATGTAAGTAATGCAATTTTTAGAAGAAAATCAACTACAACTTCAATTAAGGATGGGGTTATAACTACTGAAAAAATCGTTGCAAGTGCTATAACAGCCGCTAAGATAAATGTAAGTGATTTATTGGTAAGCGGGCTTATAGGGGCAAATAAAATAACAGCCACAAACTTAAATGTATCAATGCTTTCATCTATCTCAGCTAATTTAGGTACATTAACTGCAGGTATTTTACAGAGTTCTAATTATGTACCTTCAGTATCTGGTATGAAATTAACATTAGATACAGGTACTTGGGATAGCAAGTATTTTAAAATTGCTACAGATGGAAGTATCGTTTCTACTGCAGGTAATCTTGCGGGATTTACTATAAATGTAAAAGGGCTATCAGCATTGTCATCTGAAACTTTTGGTCCATTCCCTTCAAATTATTCAGATATTATGCGTCCCTTTATTTTAGGAACTGCAACGCCAACGGCTACAGAGTTAGCGTTATACGATATTGATGGAGATGGAAAAATAACTTCATTAGATATGATATATGTGAATAGAATGTACAATGGTATTTGGCCTAATGTTGTTAATGCTGCATTTAGTATAGTGCCAAATTCTGTAAGAAATATGATAGTTTTAGAGAGAACTTCTGGGGCTCAGTCAGGAGCTAAGACAATTCTTGGCGCAGGTAATATTTTTACAAATGCTTTATCTTGTATTAGCGTATATTCGGATAAGTTAGAAGCTAAAACTGGAGTAAATATAAAATCAGGTGGATTACAATTAGGTGATGATTATGCCCCACGAATTACCGGAATGCGTACGGGTTCTGTAAATTTAACTTTACCAACTGATTCTGGGTGGGCTATAGTGTATGTTGCATTTGGGGTTTCTTTTCCATCAGTTCCTAGAGTGTTCTTACAAATGCGTAGCGGGCAGTCAACCGAAAATATAAGAGTTCTAGAGATTAGTCAAGAGGGCTTTAATTTGGGCGCTTTTGGAGCGGGAAATTTTTATACAGTTACAGATTGGTTTGCTATTTGTACTTGATTATTACCACGTGATAATATAGTTGATTAGGTAATTAATATTTATGATATTATAAAAGAAAACTATAGGAGTTACTATGAATGATGAAAAGAAGAAACCGTTACTAAATGTCATGGAGACCTTGCTAGAATTTGTTCCAGAGGAAACAGAGCAAACTTGGTTCAAACTTTTAGAGGAATCAATTAAAGAATTAAATGAATCATAATTTATAATCAATCATCAAGCCGTCCTGAGAAGGGTGGCTTTTTTGATATAAAAAAAATAAGAAAGTGAGGAAGTATATGTATGTAGATGCAAGTACAGTCATCTCAATCGTGGCCTTGCTGACCGCGTTATATACGTTGTTCAAGTATTATAACAAAATTTTTAATTGGGTCAAGAAACAAGAATGTCAAGACAAAGATATACAGAACATTAAAAAAGAAATGACACTAATTTGTTACTGTATGAGTGCCACATTAGATGGACTCATGCAGCTTAATTGTAACCATAGCGTTCCAGTGGCTAAGGACAAGCTGGATAAATACATCAACCAAAAAGCACATGATCAGGAGGATTAAAGCATGGAAATTTTAATTAGTAACTTAGCAATATTAGTAACAGTAATTGGGGTACTTGCGTTTTTGACATCAGTAGTCACCCAGGTAACAAAGAGCTTTAGCTTTTTAAACAAGATACCAACAGCACTGCAGGTATCTGTAACAAGTTTGATACTGACTGTTTTGACGGTTATTATCTATATTCAGTATAACAATATGAGAATGGTCTGGTATTACATTGTGGGGGCGATATTATTAAGCTTTTTCGTCTCCTTTGTTGTAACAAATGGCTGGGATCAACTATATGAATTATGGAATAGATTTTATAAGAAACCAGGGGATAAATAATATGTATATAGGAATTGATGTAAGTGATAACAATGGTGTTCTAGATTGGGATTCCATTAAAGCTTCGGGAAAGTTATTCGCGATGGTTAGAGTTGGATACGGCTCTAACTTTGAAAGCCAGGATGATAAGCAAGCTATAAGAAACATGCAAGAATGTGAAAGAATAGGCATGCCATATGGGGCTTATATATATGGATATGCACTAAACGCGGATGAAGCAACAAGCGAAGCTGACCATGCAATAAGAATGACCAAAGACCATAATCCTATCATGGGAATATACATAGATATGGAAGATGCAGATGGGTATAAAAAACGTAATGGTCTTATTCCAGAAGAGAATGGTGAGTTACTAACCGATTTCTGTATTATCTTTATGAATAAGATAAGAACTGTTGGTTATGGTACAGGAATATACGCTAATATGAATTATTTTAAAAATATACTTTCCCTCGAGAGATTTGCGACATATCCAAAATGGCTAGCTATATGGGGACCAGATACTTGTCCTGAAGGTGACTGGACAATATGGCAATTTAGTTCAGATGGTTCAGTACCTGGATCAAGTGCAAGAACAGACATGAATTATTATATGAATGAACTGCCTACAGCTAGTGTAATTGAAGTAGGACAAGAAGTAATAGAGCCAATAGAAGAACGTCCTATTGAAGTTCCTTCGACAGCGTGGAAAGAAGGCGACCATGTAGATTACAATAAAATTTATTATGAATCAGGTGCTTGGCAAGCAATGGACCCAACATATACAGATGGTGTTATTACTCATGTATATATTGGATCAAGAAATCCTTATCTTATTGATAATGGTACCGGATTCTTAAATGATGAATGTATTACTGGATGCCATATTGATGGAACTCCTTCAGTTACAGATACAACTGCAGCTTCTACTGAAATTGATTATGTAATTCAACCAGGAGATTGTCTTGGTAATATTGCTAATAAATATGGTGTTGACTGTGCATTTCTTGCCCAATATAATAATGTTGCTGATGCTAATATGATAGTAGCAGGAAATACACTTAGGATTCCAGGAGTAGAAGTACAAGCTGAAGTAGCTCAACCTGAATCGAATGAAGAGGAGGCAACAGCAACTGTTCTACCAGGTGAAGGCTTTTGGCAAGTCGCAGGAAGAATGTTAGGTAACAGTAATAGATATATAGAACTCGCCCAGTATAATGGAATGGATATTAATACTATGCTTCGTGCAGGAATGGTATTAAGATTACCACAGTAACTCAGTAACCAAGTTTTATACCACCATATTAACACTATATATCTTGTAATGATTTTGTATAGTTAAAGCCCCTGGTCCGTAATGGATTCAGGGGCTTATTTTTATTGATTACAATTTTTCAAAAACTAATGTAGCTTGGATTCTATCCCCACCCATAAAACCTTTACTAGCGGCGGAAGAAGTAGTTATTGTATGTAGCCTATACCCTTTTTCGGCTTGTGCGTTTATCACACCTTCTAATTGCGTTAAGTTTCCAGATCCTGTACCAATAAACTTTTCTTTTAAAGTAACTTGCAAAACAACATATTTCATAATATATTCTCCCTTGTAGTATATTATGGCAATAAATACCATTTAAATATTTATACACCCAACTATAAAATTTGTCTAGTATTTATATAATTTTAAATAGTATTATAGTAATACTACATAACGGAAAAGAAAAAGTCAGTATTTGCTTTTGTAATATAGACTTTACATAGTAACCTATTAACAAAGTATATACCATCACATAACTATATATCTTCTGATAAATTTATATAGTTAAAACAGAAAAAGCTTAGCCGACTATTAATTTAGCGACTAGGCTTTTTTACGTTACCATGATCCATTTATGCGCCGATACAACATATCTTATTGTTATAATCTTTTCACGCTCGAATACTACAATTACGCACTGATATTCTAGCATATCGGAAAACGGGAACTTACCTTTATTATCTTCACTTATTTCATGTCTCAAATATGCCTTTGGTGCTTTATATCTTTTGATATTAAATATCTGCAATTGTTTTTCTTCATCTTCTAATTTTATCCTAATTGGAATAATTGATCCATCACTTTTGATTTGGCATATTACATCAATATCTTTCATTTTATCACCTCAATAATATAATATCAGAACAAACGTTCTAATTCAAGAGGTAAATTATACAAACATAAATATAATAAATAAGCAAAAGCCTCAAGAGCTAATGTCCCTGGAACTTTTTAGACAGCATGATTTAATAACTGTATACATAGAGGTCTATACATATATGACCACGGAGCTCTATGCAGGAATAGTATTGAGATTACTATAGTAAAATTAAATTCTACATTTGATCGGGTATGATTTCTACCGAAAGTTCTACCGAAACCGTTAAAAAGGTGCATCTTATAAACCTAGAAAATATGTCGCTAAAGTATAACAAACCCAGTAGTTATGCTAAGTTTGAAGAGATGTGAAAAATCATGAAAAACTATCGCATCTCCTTGCCAAGGAGAGGGTCGCGGGTCCGATTCCCGTCTCGCGCTTATATCGGAAGCACGCAAATCCTTATAAATCAAGGACTTGCGTGTTTTTATTTACTTTTGATTTGAGTACACTTGAGTACGCCTGGATAATGCTTCACCGATCATGGTTTTGGTTGTTTTTTCGGAGTATTGATTAAAAATATATCCCCATGTTGTCTTTTCATCTACATGTCCAAGGAAGCATCTGATTTCATCGATTGGAATACCTACCTTGTGCATCAAAGAAGCTACTGTTCTTCGAACATCATGGGCTGATTTTACTGGCATGCCAGCCTTTGAACAGGCTTTTTCAATGCAGTAGGCGATCTGCCGTCTTGTTGTACGTCCTTGACCACCACAAAAGATGAATTCTTCATTACCATCATCTGTACATATACCAGAGTCATTCATATCACCAATCTGGACTATGTTTTCATAAAATATCTTTTCGTCATTCTTAGAATGCTTAAGTTTTGTCAT